GAAAACAAAAATAAAGAAAACGAAGTTAAAACAACGTGCGGCCCCCCCGCTACAAAATGCCCCAATGAGCGCGAGTCAAAGATGGTGAGGTAAACCTCTGATGACATCTTTGGATCGCGCTGATTGGGGCGGGGAAATCACATCAAGGCGAGCGCCAGGGGAGCTCCAGCCTTAATAAGCGGCGCTGCTGCTCGAAGAGCACGTGCGCCTGTATTCACGATACCAGGGACGAAAGAGAGTGCGGTCTCAGCGATAGAAGATATCGAACTGATTACGCTTGATAAATCGTCGGATGGGGTCGTAGTGGGCTGGTGAGTCGAAAGGGCTGTCGACACAACGGACATCCCGACTGGGTCGGAATGTGAGTGGGTGAGAGTGGGAAGATTAGCACCAACAACCTCAAAGAAACAAATAGCATCGAACTCAAATGTTGTGCCAGGGGTGGCACCTGTAATGAGAAGGAGCTGCGAGTACTCTGGGGTGAGGACAACAGACGAGTTTTGGTATGAGATGTCTTGAGCTCGAGCCGGTTTAAAAACCGACGAGTGCCACTCACGGTCAACTGGGACCGTGACTGTCTCAAGATTATTGAGAAAGACGTCTAATGCACTACCAGGTATGTTGCCATTATTGGGTTGCCTGTATGAAATGATACGACCACCTCGATTAAGTTCATTACCAGCGTAACGGATACGAATTCCGCAACCTACCACACGGTAATCGCGAGTATCGCCGACGTGGGTGAATACGGAATTCCCAAAGAAGGACTGAATGTCGGGCAAAGCAGGATTGAAAGTTGAGGCAGCATACGTCGCCGTAGTGGCGCGAACACAGGGTTGTGTGCCGTAGGCTAATAGCCAAGGATCAATTGTTGCAAAGCCAACACCTTGAGTGCCAACTTGAAATGTACCCCTACAAATAGGGGAGAACTTAAAAGAGGGAAGTGAAATTGTATCAGGTATACAGGCTTCATCTTCCAAATCCCAAGGGTCGACAAGCGCCCTCATGTAATTGAGGGAACACTTTGACAAGCCCAAAGGCTTCGGTGGAGCGCGAAGGCGCTGCCTTGGGGGGGATGTGAGTCCAGGGGTGGGAGTGGAAGAGTGCTGTCTAACACTAGTGCCAGTAGTGTTTCGGCCGCGCATGGACTTAACATACGCGGCATAGCGCTCATTCTTCTGAGAGGGAGAGAGACTCTTATATTTACGAGAGTGATTAGCAAAGAATTGCTCACGTGTTAGCATCTAAAAGTATCGTTTTAAAACCTCCACCAGCCGCTCGCTTGGAAACGAGCAGAGTCTCAGTGTGACACCTCATAGCCCGTAAGAAGGGACAGGCTAGGTCGTCGATCGCGAGATGCAACGATGGTAAGTCGAGAGATGTCAGATAGGGTAACGCCATCCGTAAGGCGTTGATTGAGGGCAAAGGAAGCAAAGCGCTCCAAAGACGCAGCGACTCTTTGGCAATCGGAGTCGGGGATAGGTGCCACGAGATCATAAAGAGAACAAATAGTCGAAACTAATTGGACATGAGTCTTATGAGACATGGCTTGCGTAATGGAGGTGCACATTTTGCCGAGGCGAGGGCGAGGGTAATAGTAACCGTTCGCATAGATGGATGTAGATCCGAGAAACTCCAGGCCAATGGGTTTCCCGGTTACATATGCGAATTGGGTCGCCTTAACTATTACACCGAATGAGTTGTACGCTAAGTCGTACACGCTATGAAGACCCTCTTTCGTTTCTTCAGGAGTTTCGCCAAAACAGGTGAAGAATTTGGAGTTCAGTGAATCAAAAGAATCATCTCCATAGAGTGATATAATAGTGTTCTCGTGTATTTCAGCACGCTCGAGAATCCTATCATGAGCGCGTATACCGGCGAGCAACAGAAAATAATACGTGATAATTGCATGAGCAATACAATTGTCAGTCGTGGTTGTGTTAGAACCAGAAGGATTTCCTGTAACGCGTTGGTACATTACGCCGTCGGGGATGCCGACAATAGGATAACAAGTATGTTGAGCAACATAGTCAAATCCGCGTGTGGACTCCAAAGAAGAAAAGTCGAAGTAGCTCTTACGAAGTGACCATACATGGGGGAGAAGAGGAAGAACGCGATCCCAGCCAGAACCATCCCCTGTGATGTGAATGTCGAACTTAGAGTGAGCTAACATAAGATTATGGTAGCCACTATACTGTTTAACCATACCGTACCTAGACCAGTCTGTCTCAAACAAATCCCAGCGCCTATGTATACGATCGTTGGCTTCATCAGAATAAACTTTTTGATGCGCAAGAAAGACTACGTCGGGTGCGAAGGTGGTTCGGAGTTTCTTATTGCTAACGTCAATAGCGGGTAAAAACTCGTTCTTATCGTTAACGGAATAGATGGGGGTGTGGAACTTCAACATTTCATCGGACAGGTTAATGTTATCCAATGTCTCGCTTTTAGTCTTGTATTTTCTATTAAAGGGCACACCGGGAGATGTGGTAGAATTGAAAACGAGATCCTTAGATGCTCGAGTACCAGACAAGTAGGAGAATTGTTGTTGGGTGTATTCAAGAGCGAGCTGAAATATGTAATTGAGAGATACACCTTTATACTCACCGGAAGGGAGCATAGGGGGGACATCACACTTATAAAAAGATTTGCGGAAGTGTTCCTCGTCACGTATGACGGGAGCACAATCCGCTAGTTCTTTCATGGTGG